CAATTACGTTTTTTCTTAAGTCTATACGAATTTTTGAAAAATAATATCAAAGCTACCAGAATAGGTAGCTTTTCACTTTGAACTTCATATAATATTAATTGCTATACATCCAAGTAACTTTTATTAAATCAATCCTCTAACGGAATATCATCCACAATCACAGTATGATTAGGGTTAGCGTTAGATACATCTTTCACTGCCTTATCTAACTCCTCATCTTCTCCGTCCCATTCACCAATATTAATGAATATAGGAACATTCCCGTTAATATCATGCTTATCTGTAAATAACTTATGGTATTTACCCAACATATCACGAGCTTTTAAACGATCACTTGGCTTTATTGGTACCTCTATCAGTTCAACATGTTCATTATAGACTAATTGTACTTTGCCACTTTGTGGATTCTCTTTATATTCTCCACGCTTGACTACAACTTCTTTCGTTTCTGTTTCATCACCGACTGCCGCATTCGTAAGCACATGTAGTAACTCTTTTGTGGTTAATACATTCTCATCTATAATCTTATCTTTTTGTTCTTGTATATATTGCTTGATGTGTGGCTTCTTCAATAACCTACACCCTGTCACATGTGCGCTATTTGCGCTATAGCCTGATTTTATGGCACTTTGTGTTACATTAAGTGTTCTTATATACTCATTCACAAAACGCGCTTGTTTTGCCGTTAACTCACTCATTCTATCACCTCCACAATTTTATCTAATAAGGTTTCATACCATAATCTTACAGATTGTTCTGAACACTCTAAGACATTGCTAATATCTTTAAAACTACGTCCTTGTATTAAAGAATCGAAAATATAAAACTCTTTATCATTAGCTACTTGGTCAACAATCATTTCCAAGTGATTCTTTGCAATATGATCATCAATGTTATCGTCTGCCATCCATTCATTAGAATTTTCATCACCTATTGAAAAGAATTCATCGGTATTTATTTCATCATCTATCAACACATCACTTCTAGTTCGCTTATGATAATCACAAACGAAGTCTTTTATTTGCTTTTTATCCATTGTTACACCACTTTTACATATGAAGATTGGTGATATGCATTTACTCGTGCAATCTTACTGTTTTCAATTGCTGTATTTCTTTGTTTTTGACGTTCTGAACGTTGTTTAATACTTGCTTGATACAAATCAACCTGTAAGCGTTCAATGACGTTGAAGGGCTTATATCGTCCATTTGAACGCATATATTTTGCAACTTGCTTCTGCTCTTTTTCTGTATAATGATTTAGTACCTTTTTCAACAACGCCATATTATTTATAGATCTATTTTTATAGTTTTGTAACCCTGCTTTTGTTTCAATAATTTTGATAACTAATTTTTCAATCGGATATGAGACGGACACGACCCCCATTATTTCATCACATGTTGTGGTCGACGCACTCATATGGTACATACTTTCAATTTGGAATTCACACATCTTAATTTTTTATTAATAAATGCTGGGTTAAATTGCGTTAATAGTTGATACTCAGATAGTTTATTGTCGACATTACGATAATATAAAACGTTCTTAGATTTACTCAGTTTCATTTATCCACCCCACTACTTAATAAAGCCAAACCAATTAAGGCTTGGCTTTTGTCTATTTGTTTTTTCTAATATTTACTTTATCAGCTAAATCTGAAATAGTTGGAACATCTCTTACGTTTCTTTTTTCCTCATCGTTCACATCTTCTTTAAGTGCTTCTAAAATAGATAAGCGTTGGTTTTCATCTAATTCAGCATTGTTTATTGCTTCTAATGTTTTACTAAATTGCATTATTTCTTAACCTCCAATTTTTTGTGTTCATTGAAACGAATTGATTTTGTATTAATAAGAAAGTTGTTGAGGTAAAGTACAATCACTTCGCCATATCGTTGTCTAAATAAATTATCTTTTTTCATTTCATTTTGATCTATCAAGGAATCGAACTTATACATATCTTCTCGATATTCTTCATTCATATTGTTGATTTTATCAATAACATTATTAAACTGTTTGATTGTACCTTCTAATTCACGCGCTAAAATTTGTGCTTCCTCTTGATATAACTCAGGAATATTCTTCCTATTCAACAATAAGTCTATGAGTTTTTCGCGCTTAATACTGTTAAATAATTCCTTTTTAATTTCAAATCTTTTATTATCTTTTGCTTTCTCATCTTCTAATTTTGAAATCTTATTAAACGTCTTATCAGCCTCATTATCGTTGCCAACTTTTATATACTCTTTATATTTGGAAGATAGATCTTCAATAGTTTTTGTAGTATTTTCAATTTTAGATTCTAAATTATTAATTTCTTCTTTGTAGCCTTTTACTTCATCGGAATATTTTTCAAATAAATGATTTGTTTTCATTTATGTTACCCTCTTTCATTTCATAGTTATCATGTTACACTTCAATTTCTTCTAGGGCTTTTAAACGGTTCTGACTGCCCTCAATTAAGCCCTTAATACTTTTGATAGCTTCTATCTTATCAGCTTGTGTTTTAATGATGTAATAGCCTCTAGTATCTTTTTTATAGCTATATCCGATAGGATAATGATAATTAATGATTAAGCTTGTAATGACTTGTGTTAACCATCTATTGTTAGCCTTATTCACTTCATATCCCAATTGATTAAGCAGCTTTGTTTTAGTAATATATTTATTAGACGTATTTCTTATCACATTGAGTACTTGGCGGTGTTCATTCGGTAAGTTGTACGTCTTTTCTTTTACTTCAAATTCACTCATTGTCTCACCATGCTTTCTGTTGTTTGCTTACTCTAATTATACCAATTCTACACATCTAAATCAAACTTATGTTCGCTATAAATCGCATTATATCAGGTGTTTAGCATCACCCCTATCCCTCTTAAAACAATAAACAAAAGAAATTCCGTAGTAAAACTTAGTAGTTTCTACAGAACTTAAGTTCCCGTTTTTTACACGAACAAAATACGAACAACAAAACTTTTGCCCTCTTCAAAAATAACAAACATTAACATATATTATCTTTTAAATTTTTTATACCTTATTAAAACCTTATTACTTTTATCAATATCAAAAACCACTTACCTTTAGTTTCCTTCTTGACGCAATTCTTCGTACCTATCTAAAATCGCACTATTCTTATAACCTACGGAAAAGCTTGGGGTTTTCACTTCTTCTTGATTCAATTGCTCATATTTATCCCTTTTCTCACCATTTTGCAACCCTGGTATAAAACATTGTTTTCTTTCTACCTCAAAATTACTATTTTAAAGTTCTGTACCTCGCTTTTTTTAACCTTGTACACCTTCCTATTTCATTGTTCTCAGAGTCTGCGCACCTTTGGGAAACTTTTGGGTTTTAAAAGCCAACACCTTCCGAAAACCTTACCATTTTAAACTTCTATACCTTGTACAAACCTTGCCGTTTTTTTATAAGGAGCCACATACTACATGCGACTCCCTCATAACATTATTTACTTATACTATAATAAGACGCTTTTAGATCATTCAATTTACGTTCTAACCCCGTGTAATCCTCTTGTGCAGCCTTCTCATCTTGTACAAACTCAGTTACTAATCTCAACCCCTCAACTAACTCTGGTGCTGGTTCATTGATTCCCGTAGCTATCTGATACAACATTTCAATATTCGATATCACATCAGTATTACTCGATTGAATGCCCTCAAGTGTATCTGTATCAAATCCATTTTCTAGGTACTCAAACACATCACTATTATTTGATTCTACATATGTTTGTAGCCCATACATAAAATACTCATCTTCAAATAATTGACTGGCCATCATATCACTAATAGAAAGCTGTTTACCATCATGTAATTCATAACCTACATAATGCCCCTCTATGCTTCTTATAAGCCCCTCAGTGTGCTTAGGTGACGCTAATTCAAATGACTTCCTCACCTTACAATCTTTAATATATACATGACCGAATAACTTGTTGTTCATCACCACATAAACCATATCAAATGGATCATTATATAACTTAAAGCAACATGGTTGTACTTTACTATGTTCTAATAATCCCGTGTAGTACCTTAATAGCGTGCCTGCTCGCGTCTCAAATTCATTTACGATAGTTTCTATGTTCATTTGATTTTCTCCTCTTTATTTATTCTTAACACCATAGGCACCCATGAGAGCACGTCAGTTTGTTGTCCATCTTCTGGATAACAAATAGCTAATGGTAAGTTAGGAACTCTACCATCCAACAAATAACGCATTACAAAACTACCTCTATACACTAAATCAAGTTGTTCACTTTTAACTAATTCAATCAGCGCAAACATTGTAATTTTGTTCCATCCACTCCAAAACACTACATTCTCATCCTTATCGTGTGTGATACTAGTTCTCCCTATATAGTCGTGA